AGTTTTAAAATGACACAGGGTATATCGCGTGTCCCTGAAGATGTTTTTGTTGAAGACGGTATGACTGTAACTTCAGGCGGTTTAACGGTTACTGCTGGTGGTGTTACGGTTACTGCAGGAACTACCACTCTAGGAGGTTCGCTTGTTCGTGATGTTGTAACGCTTACTGCAACGGACGCTATTACGCAAGCAGAACATGCAGGACGTATTTTGCTTATGGGTGAAGTAGGTGGTGACGCTGCTTGTACCTTTACGCTTCCTGCAGCTACAGGTTCTGGTGATGAATACAAGTTTATTGTATCTGTTGTCAATACCTCTAACTATGTAATTAAAGTTGCAGATGCTACCGATACGATTGATGGTTCAGTAGTTGTAACTAATGATGGTTCAGCAGGTGGTACAGCTTCACTTATTTCATGGCCTACCGTAGCTGCCTCAGATACTATTACTCTTAATGGTACGACTACTGGTGGTGTTCAGATAGGTGATTATGTTCTACTGACCGACATTGCTACAAACCAGTATACGGTTAGTGGATTGCTTAATGCTTCTGGAACTGAAGCTACACCATTTAGTGCTTCTGTATCCTAATGAACGATACTAATGCTGCTGCTGCTATGTGTAACAATGAAAATTGTATCTGTGAAAATTGCACATGTGAAAATTGTCAATGTTCTCTTGGAAATCCTTGTGGATGTAGTGAAGGTAAAAATGAATGTCATTAAGATTAAAAAATGCAGCAGCAGCATTAGATAGCACTAATCTTACTTCAGTTTATACTTGTCCTACAAATTTTACTGCAAGAATAAAAGAAGTATGGGTAACAAATATAGATGGATCAAGTGCAGCTAACATAACTTTAAAATGGACAGATACTTCTGCAAGTGCTACGTATGATTTACTTAGTACTTTTAGTGTAGCTGCAGATAATTATAAGCAATTTTCTGATACTAATATTGTGTTAGAAGCAGGAGATGTTTTTAAGGCACAAGCTTCTGCTGCAGACGATCTTACAGTATCATTGTTTATTGAAGAAGAACTAAATGTTACGGGATAACTATTAATGCCAGATACTTCCTCTATATCTCCAATTACAGTTTCTTTAGGTGGTGGTCTTATTTTAGATAAGGACGATTTCTCTATTCCACCGGGAGCAGCGGTAGCTTTACAAAACTTTGAGCCAAGTATAAAGGGAGGTTATCGAAGACTTACTGGAAGTAGTAAGTTTGATGATGATCAGGTAAATAGTACAAATGCAATCTTAGGAGTTCAGGTATTTAATAGTGGAGTATTAGCCGCTTCAGGTAATCTATTAAAATTTAGTACGGGAAGTGGTTGGTCTGCAAGTATTGCTACAAGAACATCTGCTGGTCGTTATAAATTTGACGATTTTAATTTTACTAATGCTGAAAAAGTAGTAATGGTAGATGATGTAAATCAAGCTGCTACATATGATGGTTCTACTTATACCCTATTGAGTAGTACTGGTGCTCCTGCTGACCCAGCTTCTGTAGCTGTATTTAGGGATCATATATTTTTTGGAGGAATGTCTACTAACCCACAAGAAATTGTATTTACTGCACCCTTTCTTGAAAACGATTTTACGGCTGCAAACGGAGCAGGGTCTATAAAAGTTGATACAAGCATTGTGGAATTAAAAGTCTTCCGCGATGCTTTATTTATTTTTGGTAAAGATAAAATATATAGACTTACTGGTACAAGTATAGCGGATTGGCAAGTAGTTCCTGTAACAAGAACATTGGGTTGTGCCGATGGATTTTCTGTACAAGAAATAGGTGGTGATCTTTTATTTTTATCTCCAGATGGCCTAAGAACAATTGCTGCTACTGCTAGAATTGGTGATATAGAATTGGGTACTGTGTCTAAACCAATTCAACCACGTATTGAAGATATTGGTTTTGATAATGTTACTTCTGTTATTGTAAGAGGGAAAAGTCAATATAGATTATTTTATCCCAAAACAGGTGGCAGTACAGAAAATAGTAGTGGTATTCTGGCTACGTTAAAAAGGACGCCAGAAGGAAATATTGGATTTGAATACGCAGACTTAGTAGGTATAAAGCCTTCATCTATGGATTCTGGTTTTATTAGTAATACCGAATACATAATTGAGGGCGGGTATGATGGTTATGTACGTAGACAAGAAAATGGGGATACCTTTGATGGATCAAACGTAATATCTGTATATCGTTCTCCTGATTTATCTCTTGGAGATACGGGCCTAAGAAAACTTATGCAACGAATTATTTTAAATTACGAAGTAGAGGGAACAATAGCTGCAGAACTTAGAGTTAGATATGATTCCGATTCTAAAGATACGCCACAACCCGCAAAATTTGATATTACCTCTCCCGGTGGAATAGCAATTTTTGGTAGTTCTTCTGCTACATATAATAATGCTGTATATGGATCAAGTGGTGCTCCCATATTTAGAAGGTCTATTGAAGGATCAGGATTTTTAATTGCTGTTAAGCTTAATCACAATAGTTCTAATAATCCCTTTACTTTAAATTCATATCAATTAGAATTTACAACTGGAGGACGTAGATAATGGGTTCAACGTATACAAGACAAAGTAGTACTGAAATTGTAGATGGCGAGGTTATTCAAGCATCAGATTTTAATAATGAGTTTGAACAACTTGTATCTGCTTTTGCGGTATCTACTGGGCATAGCCATGACGGTACAACCGCTGAAGGTGGTCCTGTAACTAAGCTTTTAGGTACAGCCATTACTATTGGGGATGGTACTGCTGGCACAGATATCGCAGTAACTTTTGATGGAGAAACAAGTGATGGTGTTCTAACTTGGATGGAAGATGAAGATCATTTTAAGTTCTCTGATGATGTTGTAATAGATAGTAGTAAAAGAATATATTTGTATGATGAGGGTGGTGAATATATCTATGGTGATGGAACAGACTTATATCTAGTCTCTGGTGCGGACATTAATATCCCTGCTAATATTGGTGTAACATTTGGTAATGATGGTGAAAAGATTGAAGGGGATGGTACAGATTTAACAATTAGTGGTAATAACATTAATCTTACTGCTACAGCAGATGTCGTAATTCCTGCTGATGTAGGCATAACTTTTGGTACTGGTGAAAAGATTGAAGGGAACAGTACAGATTTAACAATTACATCAGGAGCAGATATTAATCTTACCGCTACGTCTGATGTAAATATACCTTCTGGTGTAGGTGTAACTTTTGGTGACGATGGTGAAAAGATTGAAGGGGATGGTACTGATTTAACAATAGCTGGTAATAACATCAATCTTACTGCTACAGCAGATGTCGTAATTCCTGCTGATGTTGGTATAACTTTTGGTTCTGGAGAGAAGATAGAAGGAGACAGTACAGATTTAACCGTTACATCAGGTGCTAAAATTAATTTATCTGCAACTTCTGATGTAGTTATTCCATCTGGCGTTGGACTTATTTTAGACGGGTCAGGTAATGAGAAAATAGAGTCAGATGGTACAGACATTTCAATTAGTGTAGGTTCTGGTGGAGATATTAATATCCCTGCAGATATTGGTGTAACTTTTGGTGATGATGGTGAAAAGATAGAAGGAGATGGAACTAATTTAACTATCTCTACTTCCAATAATGTAACAGTAGATGCAGCAGCTGATATTATTTTAGATGCTGGTGGTGCTGATGTTACTTTAAAAGATGATGGAACAACATTTGGTAGTTTAACAAATTCTGGTGGAGAACTTCTAGTTAAATCAGGCTCTACTCCAACTACAGCTGCAACTTTTAGTGGTGCAAATGTAACATTTGCTGGAACTGTTGGATCTGGTGCAGTTACTTCAACTGGAATAGTTACAGGTACAGGATTTACTGCTGGTAGTGCTGTTCTTGCTGAGTCCGAATTAGAATTACTAGATGGGCTAACTGCCGGTACAGCAATTGCTTCTAAAGTGGTTACTACAGATTCAAGTATAGATACAACTGGCCAGAGAAACCTTACAATCAGTGGTGAATTAGATGCTGCAACTTTAGATATATCTGGAAATGCAGATATTGATGGTACATTAGAAGCAGATGCTTATACTGTTGATGGAACAGCTTTAGCTACATATATTAGAGATACAGTCGGAACTAATATGCTTTCTAGTAATACTGAAAGTGGTATTACAGTTACTTATGATACATCAAATGATAATATTGATTTTGCAATTGATGCAGCACAAACTACTATTACTTCCTTATTAGCAACTGATATTAAAATTGGTGAAGATGATCAAACAAAAATAGATTTTGAAACA